CACTTTCGCCCGAGACCACCTGGAATACAGTGAGAAGTATCCTGGCCTGATCGTCCGTGCGCATGGAGTCAACGATATTGCAGCCAGGATTGCTCCATACACCTATCAGGTGACCAAAGCCGAGTGCCTGAAGCTGCCAGAAAAGCTCTATGACCAGGGCTTTTTCCACCTTACCGATGAACAGCGCGAGGCCTATGAGCAGGCGAAGCACGACATCCTCCTCGGGCGCGACCCAGAAGACGTAAACAGCTACACCATCTTCCAGCTTTTTACTGCCCTGCAGCAGATCGTTTCCGGTTTCCAAAACATCGATGGCCAGACCATGGAGTTCAAGCACCGCCGCCTGGAAGCTCTGCAAACCGCGCTCGATAGTATCCCCCAGGACGATAAGGTGGTCATCTGGACGAAATACATCTACAGCCTGCGCCAGATCTCCACCATGTTGCCAGGCTCATCCCTATATTACGGCGATCTATCCGAGTCTAAGCGCCAGGCACAGATCGACCGTTTCCGTAGTGACCCATCTTGCCGGCATCTCATCGCTACCCAGGCCACCGGTGGCCACGGCTTGACCCTCAACGAGGCCCGCTACCACGTGTTTTACGAGAATGAATTTAAGTATTCCCACCGCGTGCAGGCCGAAGATCGCAGCCACCGCATTGGGCAGACGCAACCGGTGACCTATATCGACATCTACAGCAACAGCGGCATCGATAACCGTATCCGCAAGGCCCTGGATAAGAAAGAAGACGTGGTCAAATCTTTCCGCTCCGAGGTGCAGAAAAACCGAGGGGTTGAACTATGAGGCAATATCTGACCGAAAATGTCTACGAGGCTGCCCAGAAGCGTATCAAATTCTTATTCGATGAATTTGACAACATTTATGTATCTTTCTCGGGTGGAAAAGACTCGGGCGTGCTGCTCAATATGGTCTGTGACTACATGCGGACCAACAAGATCGACCGCAAGATCTCCGTTTACTACATGGATTACGAGGGCAGTTACCAGTATACAGAGGATTTTATCCGCCGGATGGTCGAGGCCAACGCCGACCTGATCGACCTCTACTGGGTCTGCCTGACCTACAAAACCAAGTGCGGTGTCTCCATCTACCGCAATTACTGGCTCCCCTGGAACCACGAGGAACGCGACTTGTGGGTGCGCGATTATCCCAAATTGGGATGTGGCCTCGAAGTGATCACTGAGGACAACAACGTCTTCGATTTCTACTTTCACGGAATCGAAGACACTGATTTCGACCTCAAATTTAGCGAGTGGATTCACAAACGCAATAAGGCCCGCCGCACCGTTGGCCTCCTCGGCATCCGCGCCCAGGAGAGCATCAACCGCTGGCGCGCGGTCGCCGGCGACGGCAGAGTCAACATGTATAAGGGCCGTAAGTGGATGCCCGTCATGGGCAAGGACCGCTATAACGCCTATCCGCTCTACGACTGGCAAACCGAAGACATCTGGACTGCCAACGCCCAGAATGGTTGGGACTACAACCGCCTCTACGATCTCTACTTCCAGGCCGGATTAAAACTGGATGACATGCGCGTGGCCAGCGCTTACATCGACGAGGGGGTAGCCAGCCTGGGTCTGCACCGCGCCATCGAGCCCAACACCTGGGCCAAGCTGGTCGGGCGCGTCAACGGAGCGAACTTCGGCGCGATCTACGGAGCCACGAAAGCAATGGGGTACAAATCAATCTCGCTCCCGCCTGGGCATACATGGAAGACCTATTGCGAATTCCTGCTCTCAACACTTCCGCCGTACATCGGCAAGATGTTCCGCAAGAAGTTTGAGTCTACATTCCGGGTATGGCTTGAAAAAGGAGCCACAGTTCTTCGCTCCGCACTCCCCGATCTGGAGCGCTCGGGCTACAAATTTGAGGTTCTTGGGCACCCACCCGGAAAAATCTACGAGAATCGAGATGATATTGTACTGGTTCGCTTCTCGGAATACCCCGATGACATCGACTCCAGTTATTTTGTTAACTTGCCGTCCTACAAGAGGATGTGTATCACGATTCTAAAGAATGATTATAGTTGCAAGTACATGGGTTATGGAATGACGACCTATGAAAAGTTGATCCGCCACGACGCCATGCAGAGATACAAGGACCTTTAGGGAGGAAACCATGAGCAAAATCACAGAACTGGCCCAGCAGTTGGCCGAAGAAATCAGAAAAATCCAGGGTGTAGAGGCGCAGGTGAATGCACTCAACGAAGCCCGCTACATCCTACACCAGGTCAGCCCGCTCAAACACCATCCGGTGGATTACGTCCACTGGCAGAAATCAGAGGACGTGGAAGGCAACGAGTACAACCCCAATGCCGTAGCTCCGCCGGAAATGCGACTCCTGATCCGCTCGATCGAGGAAGATGGGTATACCATGCCCATCGTTTCGTTCCCTGACTCGGATACCATTCGTATTGTGGACGGTTTCCACCGCCGCAAGAGCGAGCGTACTTCCATCAAGATCCACGAGTCTACTCACGGATTTATCCCACTGTCCACCATCCGCCCAGAGAAGCGCGCGATCGCCGATCGCATGGCCTCAACCATCCGCCACAATCGCGCCCGCGGCACCCATAACATTGATCTGATGGTCAACATCGTTGCCGAGCTGACCGAGGCCGGCATGGGCGACGATTGGATCATCAAGAACATCGGCATGGACGCAGACGAACTGCTTCGCCTGAAGCAGATCAGCGGCCTCGCCGCTCTGTTCAAAGACCGAGCCTACTCCCGCGCATGGGAATAGGTCAGGCAATGATGATTAGCTGAACCAACAGGAATAAAACATGGCCACCAAAATACAACCCATAGGAGTCTGCGACCATTGTTTGGGCCCAATCCCGCCAGGGAAGTGGTACACCAGGCGCGGCCCGCGGTTGTACTGCTCCGTAGACTGCCGTAATACGGCCAACAGCCGCAATGGAAGTCAGGCGCGTTCTATCAAAGCTAAAGCCAGGGTTCGGTTGGGCGAGTGGCTGAACCCGGCAATACTAAATCCACCCAGCCCAGAAGAGCAAGCTCGTCGGGCTCGCATTGGAAGACTACGTGAAGTTGCTGCCGGAAAATGGCGTAATCCAGGGCTTACTCCGGAGGCTAGGAAAGTCAATTCTCTGCCCCGCAAACACTCAGGGCCTTTGGCCGAGGCTATAGAACGCCTGGGTCGCGGGGAGCGGATGGAAAACCTCACTCCAGGGCAAGCTGAAGCATATCGAGCATACAGAAAGAAATTACGAAGGCCCGGCGCATAACCAGGGCCTTATCCATTCTTCTCTTTCACCGGACGGTAAGCAAAGCACGACTTTCCTTCTCTCCTCACCTCAACTTTGACGAACCTGCCCTGCTTCACCATATTTTCCAGCATCCTCCGAGCTGTGGTAAACGGGATACCTTTTTCCTCCAGGTCCACAGTGAAAATATCATCTGGCATGGGCTGCATAGCCTCGTATCCCTGGCAAAGCTCCTCAATAATCTGCTCTCTCAAGCTGCTCATATCGTCTCCCGTGTACGTACATCCATCACCGTGTGCAAGTTGATTTGCTCCTCCAACTTCCCGTCGATGATCTCAAACAGCGTCCACCCCGCCGACACCCGACTCGGACTCCTGGCCACCTGCGTGGCGTGGTAATTCATCGTACACATCGCCGGCGTCACATGCAGCCACCCCACCCGGCCCCCCACCTCCACGCGTTCGGGCACTGGCGAATGGAAGTGGGCCCGCAGCACCAGCCCGGGCGGCTCAATCCCCGCCGAAACCTCCTCGAGCATCAGCGATTGCAGGTAGTCCCGCGCCACATTCCCCTTCAGCCAGGCCCGCGACCCGGTTCCCGGCCCGTGGTGCGCATAATCCACCGTCAGCCCGTTGACCTCGGCCTGTGCATGCCGAAAAAGCCTTGTATCCACCTGCGGAAACAGGTCGACCAAGCGATCCTTCACCATCATCGGCGCCGACCCGCCCAGGAATGTATGCGCCGGTGTGCCCATCGTCAACCGCACCTGTTTCACTTGTGGAAGCCCATAAAACGGGCTCAGGTTCCCGATCGCAATCTTCACCTGGTCATAAGGCCGCGTGGACACCAGGTGCTCGGGGTGCTTGTCGCCCTGCACCTCGTCACCGTTGTGCAGCACCATCACCTCATCATCCCCGGCGAACCGCTTGAGTTCGTCCAGGCACAACATGTGCCACTCCCAAAGGTATTTCTGCGACGCCGTTAGCCCCGGCGTGAATGGCCCCGGATTCCCGTTTTCGTCCTCTTCCTCCAGCTCGATGTCTGGAGGCATCAACCCGAAACGGCTGCCCGAGTGCATGTCCGATAAAACGCACAGTATTTTTCTCGTCATCCTACCCCCTTCAATGAGTAAATATCATCAGGGTTCACAGCTCAGCTAACTCACATTATCAACGCAGTGACCCTATGGGCCAGCACGGCGGCCCTATGGGTCAGCGCAGCGATCCAGAGGACCTGAGCTAATTTTTCTTCTCTGGATCGGACTCTTGGGGCTTTTCCAGGAGTGCACTCAAAGCATCCTTTTGCCCGTTCAAGTACGCGAGTTCGCGATTTGCTTGCATAGTCAAATCCACGATCCTCTTCTCGATTTGTTCAATCTTTTCCCGAATTTTCTGCTCGTCCATTGTTATTACACATCCCTTCGATACTTGTTGATGATAGCCTTCCGATTTGTTGCGGCAAGCGCACCACTACCTTCCATGAAGGTAACTAATTGCACTAGGATTCCGGCAACCTCGTTGAACTTCGTGACGTTCAAATCGGTTAGGTTGATGACTCCGACCACGTCCACCTGGAAGTCCTGGTCGGTGATCGCGGTTTCACCAGATCCGTATCCGCGATCTATATACAGCGCTGTTAGCTCTTGAATCTCTTGGTAGATCCGAAACAACTTGAGCGCCACTTCTAGCACTCGCTTTATGAAAAAAACCTTGTTCAAATCAACCTCCTTACGCTTGGAAATAATGCTTGGTCAAAGCATAGTACTCTTCGACGATATCCTTGCCTAAGCCTGACGGATAACAATTGAACGCCCGCCATACTCTGCCTTTCAGGTAGTAGGAGTTGTTGTAGGCTAACCCTACTCGTACATCTCCAACAGGAGTCCTGCCTCCGACTGTCGGAGCACTCCCTGAATAGGTGTACCAGGTGCCATCGATGAAAACTCGGATGTAGTAACTTGCCGAACTCCACCATTGGCCATGCCCTGCAATGAAATGCCACCCAGCGGCGGATATTCCGCCAGTAGCAATATAACCAGTAGAGCCATGGTAGACACGGAATACCGCAGTATTCCCAGAGTTGATATACAGCTCACTGAGTTGTGTTGTATGACCCAATTGGATGAGGCCGTGGCCTCGACCAATTTCGTCCAAATAGAACCATCCACCAACTATATGGTGGTTATATGTGGGCAAGATAGCCGTTGCTGGGTTCATAGCCATGTAACTGGAGGACCCATTGAAGTAAATCTGCGCGAAACTATGCCCGTTACCAAGTTGCCCCGCCGCCGTCTCCAAGCCTGTGCTGACCAAACTGAGGTTATTTCCACCGCCTGCCAAATCTGGGCAAATTGTGCTCCCAGATGGCGTACGCCGCATATAGCCCCACAAGGAAACGTATGGCAATTCTTTCAACAAATCATCTGCCGCAACCAACGGGTGCACGCTTCCACTCGACCGCTTGATGAAGGGCGATCCATTTCGCACATTGATCCTGGATAGCCCGGCTGCTGGCGTTGGGGCATGCGCAGCGGCGTCCTCGATCATGATAGAAGGAGCTCCTGTTTGTGCCGATGCGTAATCCTTCCTCAAGTCGAAATCATCCATGGTTGCCTGAATTACGGCTCGATAAGAAGACGCTGCCGCGCTTGCCACGTATCCCTTGATCGAAAGCGACGCCGGCCTTCCTCCGGATTGCCCTGCGAAGGCGATCCATTCGTCCCCGTGATAGGCATTAACCCCATCGTAGTCAAATCTATATTGGAAACTAGCGCTCGAAAAGCTATCTTCCAAATTCTTCATGATGAAGTAAAAGTCACCGCCTGGTAGATAATACGTCCCAATGCCCATATAACTACCAAACGAAATGGATCCCGTTGGATCATAGGTAGTGGTAACTGCCAGGTTTATTCCATCTTCATCAATCCGCACTCCGCCTGCTCCAGCTTTCAGCAGGAATCCGCCTCCTGGGTCATATCTCAAAAAATTCCCCCCAGTGAAGTCCCCCAGCCCAATCCCATATCGTTCTGTTCCAACATCATCCCACCCATTCAAATCGCCAATCCGCACTGGCTCGCTCAGCAGAGTATTATAGGCTGCCCCTTGCCGCCTGATCGAAATCCTCGGCGTAGACTCAGCGTCCAGCTCAATTCGCCCGGTCCCGTTGTACCCCAGATTGATCCACACCGCCCCCGCCGGCCAATCGTTCGCCCCGCTTCCATCCAGATTGCGGGTCACATTGTAGGTAGTGCCACTCACCAGTGATCCAACCTGCATATACTCTACCTGGCCCAGAGTGCGAAACAGCACAATATCATTGGCCGTCATCGCCGTCGCAAAATCGATCTGCGTCACACTGCTGACCACCCCGGCCCCCCACGCCCCCTCGCCCTTTGCTACCATCATCCGCCCACCGATGACTGATACCGCGTTCGCCTTCAGCACATACGTGTCAAACTCACTGGCAAAGATTCGCCGCCAAAGTTTATCCGCGGCCCCCAGGTCATACCCGTCGGAGACCTCTGGAAGAATGTGACGTGCAGTCAGCCCGCCCTGGAATGCCTCATTCCCCGTCCACGTCAGGCTCGCCGTTAGATCAATTCCTAAAGTCCGGTTGGCCGTCAGTGCCCCGCCCCCGGTCAATCCGGTCCCCGCCGAAATGCTCTTGTTCAGCTCGTCGGCCCGCAGCCCGGTAATCACCTGGCTCTGCGCATTCGCGCCAAGCGCAAACGGTGCGCCCGGGCTAGCTGGATTGAACGTGTGCACAGCTGAGATCGAGTCGGCGTTGGCCTTGCGCACATATTGATTGTGTGGGTCTGCCGCCGAGACGTGTGTGTCGAAGTCACCTTTCAGCACCGAAATATCCACCCCGTCGACTGTAATTCCGGTGGCCACTGCTAAATTACCCAGCAACTGTCGGCTGCCATCTGTCTTGAGGAACTGTGGAGCCTGTGCATCCGCAATACTCCCCGAGTGGTGGCTGCTGCTCAAATCGTGTGGCGACGGAGCGAATGACTCCATCCCACCGGTAGCCGCGCCAATCAGATCCAAAATATAAGGTTTCAACATGGATGCGAGTTTGCTAATCGGAATGTCCGCCATTACCCCTCCACAATCCTACTACCGGTATCCCAAACGCTTCGCTGCCCCTTCGGGGTAGGCGTATACTTCTTTCGAGCTATGTCATACGTGGCTTCCTCCACGAAGAACAGCGTCGGGTCGGCCAATCTGCCCATATCTAACGAGCTCGGAAGAACGTCCTTGAGCATCCCCCAGCACCCCACCGGACAAGTCTGCGCTATATATGGGTTATCCCAGATCGATTCGATACTCCCGTCGCGCTTCAAATAAAATTCCACATTGCTGGTGCTCTGCGCGGGCTCTTCTTTCACGATCACTTCCCGCTGGTCGGTCACCCTCACCAGCAGCCGCCGCCCTCCTCGAACGCCCGTCTCCAGCAGTTCCTCGAGCTCGTCCAACGCAGTGTTATCCCCACGCCGGTACTGGTTGGTGATCAAATTGCTCCGACTGTCGATCGTCACCCCGCTTATGAACTGGCCGCACGTAGTAATAATATTCTGGATTTGCTTAGTGGTCTCCTCGCCCCCCAGAACCTGAAAAGCCATGGCCGCGTCTGGAATCCGCGCCCCCCAACTGCTCCCACCCCAGATTTTCATCGATCCGCTTGTGTAAGGTAGACTCTCGTTCACGTCCACCTGGTAATAATTGGATCCGTCGACGGATCCGCTGCGGTTCACGACCACCCAATAGGTGGTCGCCGGCAACAATTCCTGGTACCCACCTCCCCCCAGCGGATCAAACCCAAAATCAACCCAATCGGCGGTCGCTCCAATAGATGCGGCGGGCAGAGTCTTGCTAGTGAGCAGCGATCCTGGATTTCCAGAACTATTGGTATACAAGCTCACGACTAGATTGTCGACCGGAGCCCCAATCTTCCGGACCCTAATTTTGATGCTGGCCAGGTCATAACCGGTGGCGCTCGCGATCACAAAACTCTGGGCAATTTGCTCGTTAGCCCCTGCATCGCCAAGATTCTGAGTTCCGGTTCCATCCTCGCAGTTTTCTTTGCCGCTGATCTGCGAGTAATATTTCCAGCTCAATGTATTCCACCAACCCTTACAGCGGATTTTTCCGGTATTCACCTGGCCGCCCTGGCCAAAATCGAAGGCGATCCTCGGCTTATACTTAGCTTCAAGCACCTCGTTTCGCTTCGCCTCAGCCGCTTGGGTCATGGATCCGCTCAACGAAACCAACAGCTCCTTTGTGCCGTAATACCCGACAGAGTCATCATTCTGGATCCATGCCGTGGTCGCCCGCGTACCAACAGTGTTCGTTCCAGGAGGGACATAGCTATAAACCGCAGCCAACCGATTGTACATTTCGTCCAGGCTCACCCCAACCCGGAAGTTCCCAACGCAAATGTCCACAGAGTGCAGATACCCCCACCACACCGGCTCTTTCATCTCATCGTCATAGATCTCGACCGGGCAGCGCAGCCATTCCAGTAGTTCCCACAACCCGCGTTCGATCCCCGACACTTCGATATCTGCCGCCTTCGGCCCCCCGATCGCAGAGAAGCTGTAACTCTTTGCCGTGAATGTCACATCCGGCAAAACGAGAGGGTTTTGGTAGCTCTTATCCAGAACTCTGACAGAAAACAATGCATTCTCCTGATCAGCTAACGGTCATTACCAGCACAGCGGCCCTATGGGTCAGCCCTACTCCCGTCTCCGTCTGGAACAGACGAGGGGGTGGGGCGAGGTTACGACCACCTCGCCCGATAAAAAACGCGCACGGTCATGGTTGCGTCAATCGGAATACCCCCCGATGTATTCCGCTGTAGGAAGATCAGGCGCTGCGTGCGCCCAGGGAACAATCGCACCCGCTCTCCCACGCCCGTATAATGCCCTGTGATTCCACCTCCGGCCCAACCGCTGGTCCAGGTCACCTGCCCCATGCCATCGTCACAGATAGACACGTTGTAGGCTGCGCCATATCCGCGTGGAGTGAGAATTCGGTAGCTATCCAGCGGAGAAATTTGGAGATAATCCAGGCTGAAACTTCCCCCACCCGTCTTCCGCGCATACAGCGACAGGTCGATCGGCGCAAAGTTTGTTTCCCCTGGCAGCCAGGGCGGTATTTGCAGCGTGCCGATATCTTGGAGCTTCTCGCCCGATAGCGTCACTTCCTGGCTGCTCGAAACAACCGTCAGCGGGGTTCCCGCCGGAAAAGTCATCTTCGCCTGAAGCTTGATCCCGCTGACTACGCCGGCGAACCCTGCCAGAAGCTTAAACCAACGGCCACCGGCTCGGTTCAAAAAAGTCGTATCCAACAGCCACCGGGCGATGATTTGTTGGTAATCGCCAGTCCAGGTAAATTGGCGGTAATAACCGCCGCTGTAACTGGCGCTCGCTCCATTAGTTCCACCATAGCTAACAGCCTCCCCCTCGAGGAAGTGCTGGAAATTCGACGGGTCCGAATAAACGTTGTGCGCAATCCACACATTGTTTAGACGCGCCGAGTCATTATATGTGTTGGTCAGCAAGATTCGGCAGTCTGCCGGCAAGTTACCCACCACCGATGCGCCGGAGATCTCCACGTAGTTATTGCGCTTATTGGGGCTGCTTCCGGACCCATCGTTGCAGTTATACACTTTCAACCCAGCCGTCACGCCGCTGCCGTTGCCATTGGTTAGCCCCAGCACACTCTCGCTGGCCGCCTCCCAATAACCGCGCCGCTCGTATATCACATTCGCGCGCACTCGCCTGCTCCCCCACTGCCAGGCCTCCAACGCTTGCTCGTCTAGCACCAGATATCCGCGCAATATTTCCGACCGGCGGGTATCGCTCGCCCCATCTGGCAGAAAGTGCAAATAAACCCGGTCTCCGCGCTTGGTTTCCTGATATTCCGCCGCCTGGGCCAGCAGCGTCTCGATGGCCTCGCGCTTGCTCAGGAAATCACTCACGCTGCTTCCGCTGATGAAGATCTCCGCGCTTTCGGTGATCGTCCTCAATCCCCGCTCGTCGGTCTTAGGAACGTATTTCATCAGCAGCTTGCCGTTGCTGTTGAGGTTTACGGTTGTAGCGCCGGCCACAAGGTCTAATGTTATGGTCATGACAACCGTCCTTGCAGGAAATTGAAAATCTGCCAGGCCGACGCTTCGACATCCAATGGGTCTTTCACGTACACGTTGAAGATCATATCGCCCAACCCGCTTGCTTTAGATTTGTGCGCCGGCTCGATCACGCCTGCCGAGAACGGTCGGAATAACTCCGGTCCTCGCTCTCCGACCCAAATCTCCTCTCCGGGGTATCCGACTCCGCCGATCGCATCCCGTTCAGTGCGAGCAGGCGGACCAGGTCGGTATGTCGTAGCGGTGGGCACGGTGTCGATCCAGCTCGGAGCCTGGCCATAAAATTCTATATCGATCCTGATCTTGTCGGGCAGAGACATCAGTTTATCGTACAGTTCCTGCGCCTTGTCGATTGTCTCCTGCATCTTGGACCGCACAGTTTCCAAGCCTTCATCGCGCATCTCAATCAGGCCCGCTTTCAAGGCGTCCACGTCCCCCGTCGCCCCGAATTGCTTCATCAGGTTTTCGTAGGCCTTTTGCGTGTCATAAGCCTTTAACTCATTCGTGCCCATGACATCATCGATGACTTGCATGCCTTCGCGCCATCGCTCGCTGCCCTCCGGCAATCGCTTCCCCAGATATTCCACCAACTGGCTTCCGGTTTGGTCCAGCCATTCGCGCTCTGCCTCGGCCACCTCGAGAATCGCCTCCCGGTAGCCCGCCAGAGCATCACGGCCTGAGGCTAATTGTTCCTGGCGCTGAGCCTCCAACAACTGCTCTTGAGCAAATAGCGCCGCCTGCTGGTCAATGAGCATCTGGTTCGCCGCGGCTCGTTCGTCGGCGGTCGCCATTGTAAGAAAGTGGTTTTCTTCGTCATCCGCATAGCGATCTTCCGTGATTTGAGCCAATAAATACTCACGTTCGGTCACCAAGCCAAGCTGTTGATACAGGTACTGGAGAGCCCGACCGTTGCTTTCCCAGCTATCCGCGCTCTGCCGGTAGTTTTGGTGCAGTTGCCCGGTCGCGATGCCAGCGTCAATCATCGACTCCACGTACTCTTTATATGTGCCTGCGCCATCACGGGCAGTCTGCTCGAACTTGATCATGGCCTGCTTGGCCATCTCGGTTTGGTTCACGAACAAACCGGCGAATCCGCTGCTCTTGATCGTATCCCGAACTCCCTGATACGAACTCGTGAACGCTCGAGTAGTCTGCTGTAGGCTGGAACCGCCTTCGGCTTGCTGCTTAAAGAAATCATCCCACGCCGCGCCGGTGCTTTCCAATCCGCGCCGGTTGGTCTCGGTTATTTGCTCGTTCCACGTGTACCACACTGCTACCACTGACCCAACACCCAGCGCAATCGCGCCTAATGTCACAGGCAGCGCCCCCAGGCCGGCTTGCAGACTGGTAGTCAGGCTCAAACCCGCGTTCCATGCCCGCCATGACTCCGATAACCCACCAACCGTCTTCATCATCCCGCTGGCCAGGCTTGCGCCATCCGCCAACAAGCTGAACACGGGCTGGCGCAGCATAACCAACCCACCCAGGCCTATCAGCAGTTTCTGGTTGGTCTCGCTCAACCCATTGAACCAGGTAATCGCATCTCTCGCCGCAGTAGCCGCATCCATCAGGAAATTCGCCAGATCTTTCCCCGCATCGCGGACCTTCTCGATTGTTTCTGCCTTCTGCAGTGTACCAATGAACTCCTCGAGCTCGGGCTGAATAACTCGGAAGGTCTCTCCAAAGAACTCGCGCAATCCAATTTGCTTGATGTCTTCCAGGCTGCTGAGCAGGCCAGAGAAGGTTCCGGACTGGCGCTTGGCGGCCCCACCGAAATCGTTTTCCAAAGCCGAAACGATAGCCTCGATCGCCATTTCGGCGGGTATAAGGCCCTTCTCGCGCATCTCGATGATCTCTTGCGTGCTCTTCCCGAAAGCTTCAGATAAAATCTTGTCAACGCTAATCCCAGCTTCGGTGAGTTGCATCACTTCTTGGCCAGCCACCTTGCCGCGCGCCTGTATCTGCCCCAACGCTAGCGCAATTCGGCCCATCGTAGCCTCGCTGGATCCACTACCAGCGCTGAAATCGATCATCGCCTGAGTCAGTCGCTGAGCCTCTTTCGTAGTGAACCCATAGGCCATAGCCGTTCTGAATGCGTCGGCAACGCCCTGCTGGGTGAACGGAGACTCGATTGCCAGCTTTTGCGTCCAGCTAGTCAGCTCGGCCGCTCGCGCTGCGCCCATCCGCAGCGCTTCGGCCATGCTCTTCGCTGCCCCCTGGTTGAGCAGTTCCTTGGCGACGAGATTTTCCAGACTCATTCCCAGGCGTTCATAATTCGCGTAAGCCTGGAGGGCTTCGTTTCCAAGGCTTTTCATGTTGCCAATTGCCTGAGTAACCAGGGTGCCCGCAAACATGCCGGCGAACACTCCCCGGAAAGTCTGGTTATCCCCACTCAGCTTTCGCAGCCAGTTACTAGTCGAAGACAATCCGCGCTCGACGCCGGATGTGTCAGCTCCGATAATAACTCTTAGCTCTGCTGCTCGTATCGCCATAGGCTTCCTCTATGAGCGCGGGGCTTACACCCGCTTCAATTTCTCGAACTGCTCTTTCTCGTAGTTCATGCCGATCTTGGCCATCTCCAGCCAATATACCGGTCGTTCTAGCAACTCCCACGGCGCCACTCCCAAGAACCTCGCCGCGCAGATCAGATTCCAGTCAAGCACCATCTCGTCATCCGGCGCCTCAAACAAGTCCGAATGACTAAGATGGCGCACTAGCCGTTTTTTGCCTCAGCCCCTCCACGCATATCGTCCAGAATGGCTTTTTGCACAATCTGCAAGAACGGCATTGGTAATTTTTCCAGCTCTTCGAAGGTCAGCGGGATCTCCTTACCTTCTTCGTCGATCAGGTCCCACCCCTTGATGGCCAGGCACAGACCGCGTTGCATCGCTTCGTCATCGTTCCACCCGGCCATGGCGCGCACCAAAGACGGCGTGCTCATATTTACAAAGTACTCAACGTTTAAGGTCTCGCCCTGAACGTCCACCGCGATTTTCCGCGTCTTATTTTGCAAATCTTTTAACCGAATCGGCATTTCAATCCCTCCTACAGAGTCTGAACGTCGGTGATCACATCGATCTGGAACGATTTGCCCCACGTGGCATCATGCACCGGGGTCAGCCCGTATTCCATCGCATAGATCCCGCTCTCGTCAGCAAAATCGCCCAGCGACTCGATCTGCGCCGGGAAATCAAGCTGGAAGTCGTAGTAGTACGTGGAAGCGATCAGCGCCCCAGTGGCCTTGATCCGGAACCAGTAAGTGCTGCCGTTCCGCATCTGGGTAACCAATCCCATGCCGGTGGCATCGGTGGCCAGCTTGAGCTTGGCGCTCAAATCCGGCTCGGTCTCAACCGTCACCGGGTCTTGTCCCACCGGCCACGCCAGCCCAACCTTATTGACCAGTGAGAATTCTGAGGAAAATCCGCGCGTCAAAGCAGTCGCGCCCGCCAAACCGGCCTGGGTGCTAGCCATCTTGAAGCTCAGGTGCGTTGGCAAAACCAACTTCGGAGTCATGCTGGTCGGCGCAGCCGTCAACGTGATCCCGGTCTCCAGAGCCTCGGCAAACCCGGCCCCTTTGACGCTCACCTCGTTGCGGTTAAAGACGAACGTCAACCCACTCACGCGTCCACCGGCCACGCGCCAGGCATTATTGGCGTCGCCCTGCTCGATTGTGAAGGTATCACCGACGTCCTCCCCATCGGTGTCGGATACGAATGTCCACTTATACGCCGCGGTTGCGCCTTGTTGGGCCGGAGTCGGTCGGCTGAGCAGCGAGCTCATCACATACAATATTTCGTTGTATGTCAGCCGCCCATCGATGGCCAGCTCGCTCCACTCCTTGTTGAGGGAAACGAACGCTGGATATTTGTTGCCCGCGGGCCGGAACGAATCGCCTTCGGTGCGTGGCTGAGGAACAATCCCCATCGCCAAAAGCTTCTTGTTGGCCGCCACCGGTGTGCCGACGACGCTCTCCAGGCCCAACTGAACTGTTTGGAAAATACTGGCTTTTTCGCCCATAGTTACATCTCCTACTCAGAAACTCGTAGCTGATACCGCCCGCCCAGGTGTCGAAACTGACGATTTCCGTCGATGGGTTCGACCCCGGCCACGGGGCCAATGCGGATGCACTCGTTCACATAACCGCCGCCGCTGATTGCCCCTTGCTTGCCGTGCAGCGCGGCATCGATCTGCTTGGCAATCCCCTCGATACTCCCGAACGTGAGGGTTTCTCCGACCGCGACAACCTTGTAGCGCAGAGCCGACAAGACTCGAGCGCCCCCGACCCCTTGCTCGTCATCGCCGTCCTCGTACTCAAAAACAACATAAGGCGCCACGGCGCTATTGGGAGCCAGATATCCATAAATCTTGGTTCCTACCAATGCCACTAACGCCGAATTTGCATTGAGGGTTGCCAGTAGCCAGCGATCAGCGGCCACCGTCTCACAAAAAGTAGCCATCGTTAATCCCTCAACCTTCGAGTCATGTCAACGTACTGCCTGATTAACCAGTCCTTGATCTTATCGACAGCAGGACCGAAGAAGGGTCGGTTCATGCGCTCTTCCAGCGCCGCCGCATACATCGCGCTGGCGCTGACAGTTGCCATAGTTTCTCCATACATGCTGGTCTCGATCGAGTTGATCAGCTTGCCCGTATCAACCGCAGGCGCCTCTCCTGGCGCGCTAGCCCGGTGAAACTTATAACCAACTACCACTGGACCCTTCTTGCGTTTGCGAGTGATCGCACCCCGCCGGTAAGTGCGCCCGTGCTTCGGCCCGCGCATACTTTGCTTCGCATACCGCTCAACATTTAGCGCCCCAGCCAAGGCAATCTTGCCCGCCTCTCGACGGACTTTCTCGGTCATTTCAGGGAAGTGGTTGTAGATCAGCTTGATCATGATTTATCCGTGCAGATGCAAACCTTGCCGGTCTCATAGGTAGAATCGATCACGTACCGCACAACCATCTGGCGAGCTGTGTTTTGCGCCTGGAAAGGAGTAATGGTCAGATTGTCATCATTCTCGACGCCGGAGTTCACGGGTAGAACAACTTCAATAACCGCGACAATTCCCAGAGACTCTGCGATCACCTTCGACTGCGGTTCGCGATTGGTGGGCCGCACTCTACATGGCACATTAGACCCAATCGTCGTTTCTACTGTCGTATGCCCGGCGGTATCATCCTTGGTCAAGACCGACCTATAAATAGCGCACCGGTCTTGCATAGCGCTTTCGTCGATTGCTTGCAAAGCCGCCAATTCGTCTGCGGTAAACATCCCTGCCTACTCCATGCTGATTACAGCCCGCTTGGTGTCCAGCGAAGCCAGCTTTCCGGTGGTGTCCATGCTCATGGCTTGCTGTCCGTACAGAGTCGCCTTCAACCCCATGCCCGTCTGGCCTTGATAGGTCACGCTCAGATCGCCGACCTTGACCGCGCTCTTGCGCTGGTCTTTCGTGGCCAGGAAGTGCGCGGCCATCCATAGCTCAATTTGCTCCAGCAAAGTCTCATCCAGATCTCCGGCCAGGTTAGCTTCCACCACGGCATGGGCCGAGTTGATGAATGCGTTCACAACAGCCGTGCTCTGGCTAGTGCTGATAATTTCCATTACCTGAGCTGCTGTGACCCGTACGCCGGCGACAGGATCGGCCATTATTCAGCCTTCTTCTTACTGCTGCGCTTGCTGATTTTGGTGGTTTCGGGCTGCTCGACCTCGGGTTTGGGCTCGGGCTCGACGCTTTCGACCTCAGGCTCGCTCACCACTTCGGAGGGTGTTTCCACAACCTCAGTTCCGCCCAATCCGTCTGCAGCTTCTTCTTCGCCTGTCGGAACTTTACCTTCGGCAGGTTCCGGTCCAGCAGGTTCATACGGTTGCACTTCTTCCACAATCGTGGAGCCTTCGGCAGGGTCTTCCGCTTCCGGCGCTGGTTCATCGATCACCTCCAGCCGGTCACTGAAATTACTGATTTCCTCAGCCGTGGCGTCAAACACCATCCCGGCCGAGTAACGCACCAAACCGTCTGCTTCGATGCGGGAATGCTTGCCTTCCGTTACGCGTACTTTCATCGTTGACTCCAATCTCCCCCGCCACAGCTCGCGCCTGGCGGGGGATTGAGATCACAGACTCGACTAACTAACAACCGGTGGCATGCACCACACCGCAGCGACCTTCAGCATCGGCTTTGATCCGCGGGACCATCGCCGAGAAGATCTTGAACTTCTCGATCATGCCGCCCTCGGCGTCCCACTGCACGGCGACGATGTCCTGGGCAATGGCCAGGTCAACGACGTCGCTGGTGAGTTGGGTCAGCACGAGCGAACCGTCCGCCAACTGGTCCGCCGGCTTGATGTAGCGCAGCGAGGGGATCGACTTCAAGCAGCGATCCATCGCGGTCTGGCCGGAGCCATCGCTGTACACCGCGCGCATCTCAGCGTACTGAGTGCCGGCAACATACAGACCGTACGGCCCGTAGAAGCGATCGGCCTCGGCAGCCTGGACCATGCCGTTGACGGTGAGGTAGATGTTCGAGATAGTCCCGAAATCCGCCCCCGAATAGGTGTTGCGGCTCGGGTGAGTCGTGAACCCATAGATCGGGTTGGCGTTCACCTTCAAAGTGGAACCGCGGAAAAGCATGTATTCCAGCTTCTCCACGACCTTGCGAGTCGCCACTTGCGCGGCAGTCACGTCGATGGCATCACCCAGGCGGCGACTCGCCTCGAGCTTCCGGATATTGACCCGGAAGTCCTTGTGGGTGATCGGAACCGGCACGGAGACCTCAGAGAATTCCGGGGCATCCTCTTCACCGGGGGTCACGCCGCTCATGTCGACGTTGGCGTCGGTCATGTCGGAGAGCAGCTCGTAGCCGCTCAGGATGGAGCCCAGCCCGCCCAGGGGATGCACCAAACCAAATGCGCGCAGATCGGCAATGCCGTTCAAGCGCATCTTGGCGGTGTCCACAACCGCGCGATCGAGTTCCAGCCACTCTTCGTGGCGCAGCAGCGCGTTCGTGCGCAAAACGTTCACCTTGAGGCCGCCCTTCAAAAAGCGCGAAGGAGCGCTCTGGGCGAACTGGCCGGCGTTGGAAATGACAGCATCTTCAGGCATAATTCACCTCTCAACCTGGATTCTTGTGGCGGTTACGCCACCTCAGCCCGGATCCGCGCGGCGGAGCCGGTGGTCGTCACGTCCTCAGCCGCATAAGCGACGATCGCGTCGACGTAGATGGTGTAGGTGGCGCTGCCACCCTCGTTCACCGCCTGGGCGGTGTGCTT